TACTAATACTGCTGACGTTGCCAACGATATGATATGGTTCGGTTGTTGCATCTCAAACTTCAAGACGTTTGCTTCCATGTCTATCTCCTTATGTTGTTGTTCACGTTGTCGTGAATTGTTTAATTACTATCATCTATAACTTTCTTACCCCATGTCTATACAGTATAGCATAACTTGACATATAAACATAGCACTTGAAATAAACTAGATGTTCATTTCTATACCCCTATATACACTCATAATACTCCACGGGTCATAGCCACTACCACGTTCCTCGATGTCCTCTACTTCCTCACCGATTCTAGTGAATGAGCATGACACAGGATTTTCCATACTCGCACTACTATTATACAAATTGGCGTACTCCTCCATGATGTGATACAACCTCTCATGACACTTAACATCTTCATAGCTGTCATACCACTTCACACTATCAGCATAAAACTTTATAGTCCTAGCTTCTTTGTCTATGGTTAGATAATCATTTATGTCATTGGTTGAATCAAAACATTTCTTAGCTACCTCGTCGCCTTGCATTTCAGTTAGCATGAGTAAGAATATCCCATCAGCACTTAGATTCTTTTCTTCCTCTGTTGCATCATCATTCCATACTATGTCATCAACCTTGATACCATATGCAACCTCGCTACGATAGCCCATGTTATTTATCCTCCACAGCTCTCAAGCGTTTAGAATAATAGATAGCATCTTGTATAGCTTGCCACTCAAACATATTCTTATTCTTAGCTATCTCGATTAACTGTTCATCTTCTAATTGTTTCTGTTGCCATGACATATCCATTTCATTCTGTTCCATCTGTTGCTCTTGTTCCTGTCTTATTGATTCGCCTACTCTACTCATTTTAATTCTCCCTCATCTAAGTTATCGTGTGATTCACCATTAAGTGAACGGATATAATGCAAGAGTTCTCTACTTACCTCATACCTCCCATGCACTATATCTTCTGTGCCATCTGTCATAACGTCTAACCCATTGACAACCTCAGCGTCATGTTTCAGTTCGTCTTTGAGCCATCGCGTGATGTTGTCTACCATGCCTTTATACTTTAGTGGTCTCGCCATGATTAGTCCTCGCATGTTCCGTTGATACATTGTTTAGCTTCTAAGATTTCTTTTTCTAGTTCAATGACTGCTTTGTGGTTTGCTGTCACGTGAGCATACTCTTTAACTTCTTTATATAAGTCGCCCTCTACGACTGCTACCTTGCATAGCATACCTCTGTCTTGCACGTGGTCTTTGATTACCGATTCAATAAAGTCATCAATAGTGATATTCTCATTCCACGATTCAACTTCTTTTATCTTACCCTCAGGCACTAATACTTCTGCTACGATTGTGAACGCTTTTACTTCCATGTCATTCTCCTTGTTTAATGTCTACTGTATGAATCTGCCCTGCTACTTCCTGCCACCTTTCAGGGTGACGCATTGCTTCTAACTCTGCTTCCTTACTGCTATGTGCTACGATATGAACCTCATACACAATGCTTTCCTCTAGCTTTACTATATAGTTCTTCATGCTAACGTGACCTCCTATTGTTGTGCCTTGTTAATTGTATGCCCTACTAACCCACCATGCCATACTACATCTTTCATCTCGTCAGTATTTAACCATAACCCTACACTACTCGGTCTCAACTGCGATTGATGTCTTGTCGTGCTACGTGAATACTTATCTTTATTACCTATCCACTTGCCTTGTTCCTTATCATAGATATACATGGGAAAGTGTGACCCATAACTATACACCACATATAATTTATCTGCATCTGCTCTGCCATTCCCAACTTCTAACCACTTAGCAAACGTATTGCTACCTTGAAATACTTCTAGCTTTTCTACATACTGTCTTGCCTTGTTATTACTCACTCTCATGTCTATCTCCTTTAATTATCTTTATCGACAACTTCTACTTCAACTCTGAACCCTATGTCTTCCAACCATGTAATCAACTCACTCTGCACTAGCTTGGCGTCAATGTAATTCAACTCCTCATCTCCGTTATCTTGCCATTCATCTACGAGTGAAGTGTTAAAGTCATACTCCAAGTTCATCGTTACCTTATACTTCTTTGTCGCTATCATCTTACATTCCCTCCCTTGTTGTTAAGACCTTGTAAGTCTAGTTTGTTTGTTATCACCATGTAATTGCTTTTGTGCATAGGTGCTATGGTGTGTTTTGTTTTACGTGCATCTACCTCGCCACACTTCAAACACGTGGTATAACCTAACTTATATCTTGCATCTAATACATGGTCGCCACACTTTATACATAGATTTTTATACTCTATACTCACTTGCCTAGCCTCCCTCTGCCTGCCACATAGTTAATGAAATAAACTAATCAACAATATAAACGCTGAAATACCCCATGCGATAACCTCTGTAATAATAAGCCTACGAAGTCTTGCCTTTGGGATTGTCACGTATTCACTCATATATACTTCACGTTCATACTGCGATGATATTCTTGGTTTTTTGTAATACATCTTGTATCTCCTTTGTTATGTTGTCGTTCACGTATACGTGAATTTGGTTAATTATGCAGGGCTAGGTTTGTTATCAGGTGTTACATTCTCTCCCCACATAATAACCATTATACTACAACTTGACATATAAACCTATAACTTTACATATCTTTTTTGTTTTGAGGTGTTCAATCTGTTCAATCGGTTGTTCAATTTAAACTTGACTTATATGTTGAGAAATTTATGTTTTAGATTAGTGTTTTATAGCGTTCAAAGGCTTTTAAGTGCTTGTTATATATATAATTTTTAAATAATAATAATAAGAGTGTTTTTTGCTGTTACACAAGGTGTTCAATCTGTTCAATGCTAAAAAATGTATGTAGTTCTTTTAAGGCGTTTTTTGTTTCACTGCGAAAAGAGACCTCTTAGTCTCTACCTTGTCAAAATCCTATACATACCTTAAAACACATTGAACACATTGAACACATTGAACAACGCTTTATAATCAAGCACTTAGAAATACAGAATAACTTGACATTTGTGTAAACTACATTGAACAGGTTGAACAAGGTCTATCTCTGATTAAACTCATACACGATACATCAACTAAGAAACAAATTCACGACTACGTGAATGGCTAAATAAACTTCTTGGTCATGACTTGGGAATTCCCACGCAAGCGACGTCGACGACACATAACTGGTTTCAATTAAGGTAAGATATAATTTAACGAAGTGTCCAACTAACGCATACTACGAAACGCCCGCTCGCTATATAACTGGTTTCAAAAATGAGGGCCAAAAAAAAGGAGGCCCGAAGGCCTCCCTAGTTTATTACTTAGCTAACCATTTACGATTGAATTCTGATATTGCTAGAATCAATTTTTTCTCATCTGCCGTTTCATCAACACGCGCCTTTGCATTAGCGCATTTCTTTTTAAGGCCATCAAGGGTTTCTTTTACAGTTTGCGCGAATGATAACGTTGCGCCCCTTTCGCGTGGTTTGCCTTCATTCTTAATTTCCCGCACCGCTTTTTTAAGAGCATTAAGAGTATTAGAGCAATACTTACTTATAGCGTCACGCGATTCTTTTAATACCGCATGTAATTGCGGGTTAGATTGACGTAAAGCACCAAAGGCCTGCGGGGTATAACTCATGATGTTTTCAACGGTGCGGATATATTTTTCACCTTTGAATTGATTAAAAGCTAACTCATCAACAGGAAGATAATTACCCGATTCAATAACAAAATGCTGTTTGAGTTTCGGTTGATTCTCTGCGATTCTTAACTGATAACCTAAGTTTAACTCTGCTTTTACTTCATCTGACACTTCCTCATCAAAGTTTGGAAAGCCCGCATATACTTCACGCGCAATGCCTTTGATACTGTCAGAAAATGACGCTTGATTATAACCAATTTGTTTCATGTTTAATGCCTTGCTAACTGCTTTGGATAATGTATCCATGTTTAATGCTCCTAGTTATACAGCAACGTTGCTGTGAATGCTTTATCTCATAGCCGAGAGGATATGTAAAGTTTCAGGGTTGAGTGAATGACTAAATAGCAACCATGCGCCCGCGCTCAAAACGTCCGCGACGACACATAACTGGTATCAATTCGCTAGGCCAAAAAAAGGGAGGGCCGAAGCCCTCCGTATACTACGCTGTTACTAACTCTCTTGCTATTGATTCCCATTGTCTAGCGTACTCTTTATATGGTGAAGGTAAATCCATTCTACACTCTCTCATATAACTTAGCACTGCTACAAGCTTAGAGTAATCACCTTTATTTAAGTCTTTCTCTACTATCTTACCTTCTAACATCCTCCTTCTTATCTCATTGATGATTTCATAAGCTATATCAAACGATGGCTCTGTTACATCTGAGTTGTTCCATAAGTCATCCTCCATTAAACCTAGGAAGTCAACGAGCTTGTTATGTCTTGCTTGCCCTAATGTTGTAGGGAATAAATCTAATTGTGTTGTATACATACTGTTCTCCTATTAAGAAGGGGGCCGAAGCCCCCAGTTGGTTATAGATACTTTGCTACTCGTTGAAGAAAGTCCTCACGTGCTTCTTCCCATGCATTTTCATAGGTATCTCTGAAGTAATGCCCATGGTTAGTAACGTCTTGACTGTTAGTATTAAATACCCATGTTACATACTCATCATGGTAATCGGCAAGCACAACACCTTCATACAAACCCATGTACAATGCTACTACTCTTGCACCATTAGCACAGCTACCACCTACTTCTAGTTTAAATGTAGACATATATATCTCCTAGTTAATACCAAACAGATGTTGCTTGGTTAGATACTTTATCTCATAGCTCAGACCATATGTAAAGTTATCGCCCCCATTACCCCACCTATACCCCACCCCCCAAAAAAGCAAATGGTTCCATCCCCTGCGTATCCCTCTAAGATATACACAAATAACACCTCATTTCTCAAAACACACCCCGTCACTAATATAACTTGACATATTAAAAAATTATTATAAAAAAATTGAAAACTTACTTAGATAGCTTTGGGATCGAAGTTGTATAACTCGGAGTAAACGTCTTTAATACGCATGAATTTAGCCCCGTGTTGATCGAAGTCATCATCGCCTCGAACATAGAGAGCTAGGTGAACCATTTCATGGAGGAGGGTTTGGAAGATAGTAATGAAGTGACCACAAGAACCAGAACTTATTTCAATTGCCATATCAACTTCATCAAAGCATCCATATATAGTAGGGTTCTTAATAACACGGAACTTAACTTTGTCTGATTTAGGCATAGGGAGTCTATTAAAGGGAGGCATTTTACATGCCATGTTGTACAGAATTTCTAAGTTCTTCTTAGTTAACGTAGTTTTTGCCATAAAACACCCCTCAAAAACACATTATACTGAAAAAAGTTGCGACTTAATTACAAAGTAGTATAAAATAGTTGAATTAGCTGCAAAATTAATATCATAGGTGACACAGCAACCCATGCAAACACAAGAAATTCAACAAAATCAAGCATTTAACGAGTCCGACGTCGTTATTGTACCCCCACTAGAAGAAAATATCCCTATTCCTAAGAACGTTAGAGAAGCCCTACCTGATTTATCTAACCAAGAAGAGCTAGAAATGATGGCAAACACCATAAAACTCATAGCTGACCTTAACGGAGAAGACATAAATCCTACAGTAGAAGACATAGATGAGGCAAAAACGATAGCTAAACAAATGATTGAGCATCCTGAAACTAAAATTCAACTAAGAAAATATAAAAATAACACTTTAGCGTCTTTAGCAGGTATGGTAGCAGAGCTAGATTCAAGTGTAGTAGATGACTTAAAAGACTTAAAAACGTTTGTAATCAACGGACTTATTAAGGAAGCAACGATGTCAGACAAATCTAAAGAACGTATTACAGCACTACGTGCAATTGGCGAGGTAGATGGGGTCGATGCATTTAAAAAACATACTGAAGTGGTTCATAAGAATATGTCGATGGATGATATAGAAGGTAGATTAAAGATACTTGTAACTAAACTCCAAAAACGATTAGAAGAAAAAGACGTTGAAGGTGAGACTGTAAATAATGGTGAGTAATGCACAAAAAAAGTTAACACCTGAAGAAGAAAAGAAAGAACAAGAAAAAAGAATATTATCACTTATTAACTTTCTAGCGGCGCATAAAAAGCTTTTAGAAAAAGAAGAAGCTGAACTAGTCGACGTGCTGGTGGAGGCTACGAGTGGTAGGATAGTACAAGATGTAGGTAGTACAAGTTTTTTAGAATTTATACAACACGTGTACCCAGGTTATATGGTAGGAGCGCATCATGCGAGGTTGGCTAAGATATTTGAAGATATTGCTGCAGGAAAGAAAAAAAGAGTTATCGTTAACATTGCGCCACGTCACGGAAAATCGGAGCTTATATCCTATCTTGCGCCGGCATGGTTCCTTGGTAAATTTCCTCACAAAAAGGTTATTATGGCGTCTCACACAGCTGACTTGGCAGTTGGCTTTGGTCGTCGTGTCCGTAATCTGGTGGGCTCGGATGCGTATAAGGATATATTTCCGGCGGTAGAACTGCAAGCTGATAGTAAATCGGCATCACGATGGGGGACAAATTTTAATGGAGAGTATTTTGCTATTGGGGTGGGTGGTGCTCTCGCTGGTCGCGGGGCTGATCTTTTTATCATTGATGACCCTCACTCTGAACAAGATGCTAAACTTGGACGAGCTGATGTTTTTCTCCCTGCTTGGGAGTGGTTTCAGTCTGGCCCTCTTCAACGTCTTATGCCGGGCGGTGCGATTATTGTAGTGATGACTAGATGGTCTAAACTTGATCTGACGGGACAGATTGTGAACCAGATGATTAAGAATGATGAAGTAGATCAGTGGGAAGTAGTAGAATTTCCAGCCATCGTGCAAGAGAAAGACGGAACTGAGAAACCATTATGGCCTGAGTTCTGGAGTTTAGAAGAATTATTAAGTAAGAAAGCAGCGTTAGATGTAAGATATTGGAACTCACAGTACTTACAGAATCCAGTATCAGAAGAAGGTGCGCTGATTAAAAGAGAATGGTGGAATATATGGGAAGAAGAAGATCCCCCACAATGTGAATTTACAATTATGAGTTTAGATGCTGCCCAGGAGGCGAATAATAGAGCGGACTACAATGCGCTCACCACTTGGGGCGTCTTTTTTAACGAAGAAACGAATAACTATAATATAATACTGTTAAATAGTATTAAGCAACGACTAGAGTTTCCTGAACTTAAAGAACTTTGTATCCAAGAGTATAAAGAATGGGAACCTGACTCGTTTTTAGTCGAAAAGAAATCTAACGGTGCAGCCTTATATCAAGAGTTTAGACGTATGGGGATACCGGTGGGCGAATTTACGCCAGGTAAAGGACAAGACAAGATTAGTCGAGTCAATGCAGTGTCAGATTTATTTAGAAGTGGCATAGTGTGGGCACCTGATAGAAGATGGGCTAAAGAAGTAATAGAAGAATGTAATGATTTTCCAAGTGGTGCTAATGATGACCTTGTAGATAGTACAACACTTGCATTAATGAGATTTAGACAAGGCGGATTTATTAGGCTACCTTCTGACGAACCAGATGAAGTATATGGGTTTAGAAGTAGTAAACAAAAGAAACTCTACGCAATATAAGGATTAAATTATGGCAATTAACATGGATAAAAGTTTATCACAGGCTCCTCAAGGACTAGAAGAGTTAGCGTCTGCACAACCCGATTTAAGTATTGAAATTGAAAACCCAGAAAGTGTAACGCTTGAAGATGGTAGTATGGAAATTACTATTGAGCCTGGTAAAGAAGAAGATGATGAGTTTAATGATAACTTAGCAGAAGACATGGATGAAGGTCAGTTGACTGAATTGTCAGGTGATTTAATTGGTGAATACGACGCCGATATAAATTCAAGAAAAGATTGGTTAACTACTTATGTGGATGGATTAGAATTACTAGGTCTTAAAGTAGAAGACAGAACAGAACCGTGGCCCGGCGCATGTAATGTATATCACCCCTTAATGACAGAAGCGCTGGTTAAGTTCCAAGCTGAAACTATGATGGAAACATTCCCCGCTGCAGGCCCAGTTAAAACAGTAATCATCGGTAAGCAAACAAAAGAAAAAGAAGATGCTGCTGAACGTGTAAAAGATGATATGAACTATCAGCTCACGGACATGATGCCAGAATATAGACCTGAACACGAACGCATGCTATGGGGTCTTGGATTATCAGGTAATGCATTTAAGAAAGTTTATTATGATCCATCGTTAGAGCGTCAAGTGGCAATGTATGTTCCAGCTGAAGATATTGTAGTACCTTATGGTGCATCTAATTTAGAAACAGCTGAGCGTGTAACCCATGTGATGCGTAAAACAAAAAATGAGTTACATAAATTACAAGTTGCAGGTTTTTATCGTGATGTAGATTTAGGTGAACCATTTTTAGATATTGATGAAGCTGAGAAAAAGATTGCAGAGAAGTTAGGCTTCAATCCTACAGAAGATGATCGATATAAGATTCTTGAATTACATGTAAACTTAGATTTAGAAAACGGCGATAGCGAAGATGGTATTGCATTACCTTATGTAGTTACTATTGAAAAAGGTACAGGCACTATCTTAGCAATTCGTCGTAATTGGAATCCAGATGATAAGTTAAAAGCTAAGCGTCAACACTTTGTTCACTACGGATATATTCCTGGATTTGGTTTCTATTGCTTTGGTTTAATCCATTTAATTGGAGCATTTGCTAAATCAGGTACAATGATTCTTCGTCAGTTAGTTGATGCAGGCACTCTATCAAATCTTCCCGGAGGTCTCAAGTCTCGTGGGCTACGCATTAAAGGAGATGACACTCCGATTTCTCCAGGTGAATTTAGAGATGTAGATGTACCAAGTGGCGCTATCCGTGACAACATTTTGATGATACCTTACAAAGAACCAAGTCAAGTTCTTAATCAATTAATGAATCAAATCATTGAAGAAGGACGACGTTTTGCTTCTGCTGCTGATATGAAAGTATCAGATATGTCTGCTAACTCTCCAGTGGGTACTACACTAGCAATTCTAGAAAGAACTCTTAAAGTAATGAGTGCAGTTCAAGCACGTATTTACTACGCAATGAAGCAAGAGTTTAAATTACTTAAAGGTATTATCCGTGATTATACTCCAACAGAATATAGTTATGAACCTGAAGTAGGTAATAGACGCGCTAAACAATCTGATTATGATAACGTAGATGTTATTCCAGTGAGCGATCCGAATGCGGCTACGATGTCACAGAAAGTCGTTCAGTATCAAGCTGTAATGCAAATGGCTCAAGCTAATCCACAAATCTATGATCAAGTAGAACTTAATAAACAAATGTTAGAAGTGCTTGG